ATACACCATATACCAACGAATCGTATGGAAGTCAAAATAAAATGTCGGAAAATGAAAATGGTATTAACCCACATTTACAACAAAAATGGTACGATACCTCAGCACAATCTTTTGGTATTGATAGTGTAAATATTACCATTAATTCTGCTGCGATTCCTAGAGTTAGTATTATGTTTATTGATGTTAGAGGTAAAACAATGTTTGAATCTCCTGAGAATTCACCATATAAAACATTTTTTCATGTACCTTGGCCAATATTTTATTTAACAGTTAAGGGATTTTATGGAAAGGCAATTAGATATAGATTACATTTAGTTAAATTTTCTTCAAAATATAATGAAAGTAATGGTAATTTTGAAATATCAACAGATTTTGTTGGGTCAACATTTGCATATTTGAGTGATATACCTTTAAAAGGTATTCTTAATGCTCCTTATATGTTTTCAAGTGAAAGTACCACAAAACCTGTTTTTAACCCAAGTACAAAGACATATGATAAAAAGGTTTCTAAAACGGCAAGAGGATATTCAATATTAAAATCAGTATATGCTGAATATAAACAAAAAGGTTATCTACCAGAAGATTTCCCTGTTAAAACATTAAGAGAGATTGCTGTTGTTGCCCAAACATTAGATAAACTATTTGAATCCGAAATATTATCAGAAGTTGTAAATGTTGAAATTTTTAAGGTATTAAAAGAAATGGGTGATACAATTCTTGCATTTGATAATGATGTCAAAACATGGGCAAGAACCACCTTATCAACACAAAAAGAACTAAAAAATGGTGATGATTATTATTACCTTTTGGGTACAGTATCTGACAAAACAAGTTCGGCAAAAATAATTGGTACAACAACAACAAATACTTTAGAATCTATTATAACAAAATATAATAAACAACTAAAAGAGACACAAACACTTGCAAATAAAATAAAACTAACAAGCAAAAATAAAATAGATTTAACTAAAGTTAATGTTAAATTAATTGGTGAAATTTCTAATTATTATATACAAGTTGGTACAAATTATTTAGTTGCGATTGATAAATTATATAATCAAATACAAGAAATACACAGAACATTTGAGGAACAAAGGGTTAAATTTGAAAATATCATTGAAGAAAAGATGAATGATATTGTTAAAGACCCTAAAAAGGGTATTGGATTTTCACCGACTGTTAAAAATATATTCGCTGTTTTATTGGCAAATGCTGAGGTTTTCATTAGATTAATGAAACAAACGCATGCTTCTGCTTTTGATGTATCTGAAAAAAGAAAAAATTTAATAAGTAATTTTTCAACAGAAACAATTGGTGAAAATATATATCCGTGGCCAGAAATAAAAAAACAAATTAATAACGATCAAAAAGTACCAGTTTATCCGGGTAATCCTGACATGATTTCTAAACTTAAATCTGATGATAGTACTTTATGGCCTGAAGTAAATTTTGTTGAAAATTTTCATGGCACTGCAACACAAAAATACGATCCATTGGGTGAAAAAGAAGGTGGTGTAAATCAGATTAATTATATTTTTGATTCTAATTCATCTGAATACAATTCAAGTAAAATTGGTTCTATATCTTATTTAAATAAAAATATACCATATAGTGAACAAATACCGACATCAATATTGTATGAGATTTATGAAAGAGCATATAATTATACTTTTTTTGATTCGTTTAATACTAACACCTTAACAGAGTTAGCTAAAATTGAATTTGAAAATTTATCAAAATCAATAAAAGAAAATGATGAAATTACAGTTCTTCTACATGATAAAATAATAAATAGAAATACGTTACTAACATATTTAAATACTTATTCACCATTACAGAGGTATCCATATTATCAAGATAATTTACCTACAACAGATTATTTGGTAAATGCAATTAGTAAACCATTTAAAATTGAACAATATATACCACATAGTGGTATAAGTACAGATTATCAATATCCAAAGTTAAATGAAAATTTATTAAACTATACCGTTGATGACGATAGAAAATATATTTATCCGTTTAGTTCTGATTTATATCTTTCATATCAAAACATTTCAAAAAATAATTACCAAACAAACAATATTTCAATAGATGGTAATTTACAAGTCGATACATTAAACGGTTTTATTTGTTCACCTAAAAAACCAAAAAATTGGGTTAAAATTGGTAATAATAGTGGATATACTGAAAATTTATTTAGTCAAAAATTATTAATAGGGTATAGTCAAGTTAATATTTTAAACACACCATATTTTCATAAACAACTTTATAATGATTTTAATAATGGAGTTAATTATGGAAAGTATGCTGGTTCTGCATATTTGTTATTAAATTCATTACCATTTTATGATTTAGAAGATAAGTTAAATTTTAATATTAATAAAAGTAGTATCAATATGGCAACATTATTCAAAGAGGTTGGTGCTACTCATATGATACCATATCACTTAATTGTTAAATGGGGTTCAATATATCATAGATATAAAAATTATTTATTAAATGGGGTTGATATTTTAGATGGGTTTTTAACAACAGGTAATACCACAACAGTAGTACCGGGAAAAACATTTTTTAATTATAACCAAACAGGATCAACATTTACATCGTACACTATATCAAATATCGATATAGTGTATTCAGGAAGTACATCAGACCTTGGAGTACATCCGTATTATGATGCCATTTATCATAATATTGTTAACAATTATGCACATTATGACATTACGACTGGTAATACATCATTTAATTCAAATGTAACAAGTAACATAATAAATGGTAGTTATAAAATAAATGACAGTAAAAGATATTGGACAAGTTTTGTTGATAATTCTAAATTTGATAGTGAAGATAAAAGATACACTTTTTTACCATCTAGCGGAGGTAATGACATAACTAGTAAAATTTTTTCAAAAGGATATTTTACACCAAAAACAGAAATAAATACTGAATCATTTTATGATGCGGAACAAACAAATTTAAGATTAATTTGGTCAGATGAAATTTTGGATGTGACAAATGAATTTAGTGGAAAAACTTTTCCATCATATGGGCAATATAATAGAACATATAATAGTGGAAATACAAATGATAATTTATATAGTATTAATACAAATTTTAGAAAAGTTATTGATTTAATTGGTACGTTTAGTCCTTTAATACTTGATGACTTTGAAAGTATTTTTTTAGAATTCGCAACAGAAAAAATTAATTCTTTAGCGCCATTTATTAGATTTAATAAAGTAAATTATTATAAATTCCAAGATTTATTAAAAGATATTGTTTCAGTTACAAAAAATGATGGAGATAGTAATTTAAGTATTGATGATTTGATAACACAATTAAAAACAAGACAAGTTACCAATTTAAAAGAAATTACTAATAAAATACTTTCTACTGAAAATTTATTATCTTTCACAATTACAAATCCAAAAGAAATAAATCCATACATGTTTGAAGGTTTTATTTTAGGAACAACTGGTAATACCTTTACTTATTTACCGTTTAATATCAGTCAAGTAACACCAATAAATTTAGAGGCAATTAAATTATATATTGGTGAAGATATAGATAATTATTATGTTAATTTCTTTAGTGTTAATAATGTGGAATTAAATATAGAAAATATTAAAATATTTAGACCATTAATATTATCATACGCTGGTTATGTTAATAATGGTAATGTAAATAATAGTATAAGTTTTAAAAATTATTTGGCGAATAATATATATGGTAAGAGTGCGGTAATACCAAAAAGTATGGGTTTCACTAATAGATTAAATTTTTTCTTAGATGTATTAATACCTCAATTTAAAAACTTATTAACTAGTACAACAAATAAAAGAATTGATATAACTGGTGGTTATAATATTGATGGTTTAAAATTAGAACTTTATAATTATTTTAAATCATTAAACGATAAATGGATTGCGGGTAATTCTATTGGTCAAAGAAATTTAATTGAAGAATTTTTATTTTTAGATAGGGCAAATAGAGATATTGGAGATAGGTTTTATTTAAATTTAGAAAGAATAAGTAATTTAATGGATGATAAAAATATTAACCAAACATTGTATAGTGCGATTTCAATTTTAATTCAAGATTCAGGATTAGATATGAGAGCGTTACCAGCATATGTTAATTTTTATGGTACAAATTTTTCAAATGTAAGTAAAATCACACCATCTAAAAATGTGGCTAAAAACTTATTTGGTACATTTTTAGAAGTTGATTATCAAGAATCTTCACCAAAAATAATAATTCAATTAGTTTCAGGAGCATCAAAACATCCATCAGATATGGATAAAAAGGTTTATAAGTTTGCCGATGATAGTTTTAATATTTCGAATATTAATAATAATCCATTAATTGTAACATTACCAGAAGTGTATTCACCAGGTGTGTTAGCAAAATCAAATAAAGTTGTTGCATTTGAAGTTAGTTTTGGTGATGAAAACCAAGGTATATTTAAAGGTCTAACACTTAACCAAGATAGTTTAAAGAATACTACCGAGGCATTTATGGTTATGGAAAATTTAGGTAGATCTGAATCAGGAGCAGGAACATATAATGTAGATGTTGGTTTATTTGAGTATTATAGACAAGCATCATATACTGTTACTGTTACATGTATGGGTAATGTAATGATACAACCAACAATGTATTTCTATTTAAAGAATATCCCTATGTTTAAGGGGTCTTATTGGGTTATGGATGTTAGTCATTCAATTAAAAATAATTCAATAACTACAACCTTTAAAGGGGTAAGAATGCCAGTCTCACCGTTTCCAGATCCTAAAGACTCATTTTTATCATCTTATAGAACATTATTCGATAAAATTAAAAATGTTGCAGTAAGTAAAGTTAAAGAAACAGACTTAAAAAATACAACAACAACTATTAATGTAACAACCAATCATGGTAATTTTAAAACAGATCCTGGCACATTGTTAAAATCAGAAACAATCAATATGATTATGAATTTAGATGCTGGTGCGAACGCATTTGGTGTACATTATAATGGAGATGAAAATGTAGACACAACAGTTCAAAGGATTAAATTTACAAATAATCCAGATGAAATATGGTTAAGAACAAGGGTAGTTAAAATGGGTGGAGCAAAATATGATGTAAAAGATAATAATGAAATGCAATTAATCAGTTTATTGGACGCTAACCTCAGAGCGATAAATCCTAGAAAATTACCTTGGTCTGAGGTTAAAAATACTGGACAATATTTCTTTGCGTGTAAATTTGATTTACATTATACAACTCCAGATTATATTGCTGCAGCGACCACAACATTTTATAATCCAAATACAAAAGGTGATATATTTATATTACAACCTAATTATCAATTAGATAAAAATAACGGTAAAATACAAGTTCAAGGGGCAATTGATATTATACCAAATAGTTTAAGTTATGGTATGGTCATGTCAGGTGAACTAATGAGAAAACTGAATTTACATGATAATGATGTAGTATATTTCAAAATGGAAAAAAAATAATTTTATTCAATTTTTGAGATATTTATAATAAAACATTATGGATAATAATAAATTAAACAATTCATTAGATAAATTTTTAAACCCAAATGTGGTTAATAGTTTTTCTAATAATGGAAAAGAACAAGAAGTTTGTGATTTACAAACTGGAGAATGTTATACAATAAAATCTAAAGACGGTATCGTTGAAAGAATAAATAAAAGATTCATTACCGAAGACGGTAGACAATTATTACAAGACTAATTACTATGTTAGAGAAACAATTACACGAAGAATTATTGCGTTACAGAGAAATCAATAATTACGGAAAAAGATTTATAAATGAACAAGCAGACCCAACTGAATTACCACCAGCACCAGGTGGAGACGTACCTCCTACAGGAGATGTTCCACCACCAATAGGAGATACCACAGTACCACCAACAGGGGATGTAGGAGCACCACCGACAGATACACCTCTACCTGAAGAAGATTCAACAGAAGAGATTGATATTACTGACTTAGTTAATATGACTAAAAATATTAAAAAAGATATTGATACAAGTAAACAAGATCATGGTTCGGTTATATCTAAAATGGATGATGTATTTACTAAACTAGATGACTTAGCAGCAAAATTATCTGAAATGGATGCGGTTATTCAAAAAATTGATCAATTAGGTGATGAGGTTAAACAAATGAAACCTGAAACTCCAATTGAAAAATTAGAAATGAGATCATTAGATTCATACCCATTCAGTCAAAAACCAACTGATTTCTTTAATCAGAAACAATCTGAAATGAAAGCAAGTGGTAAAAATGAATACATATTAAGAAAAGACGATATTAGTAACTATTCTAAAAACACAATAAAAGATACATTTAACCAAGAAAACGAAGACGATGAATATAGGTTCTAAAGTGAAATTCTTCATGGAAATTCATGCACAATTTAAAATTAACCATTGGCAAACTAAAGGATTTGCAAGACACGAGGCATTTGGCAATATCTATATGGAACTTATTGAATTGATTGATAGGTTTGTTGAGGAGGCCATGGGTAAATACGGTAGATTTACATTAGAAGGTGATGATCAGACACTTGAATTAAAAAATTTAAGTGAGATTGATGTTAAATCAATGATTAAGACTATCAGAGAAGCACTAATACAATTTACCGATGAATTTGACGAGACGGATACTAACTTATTAAATATCCGTGACGAAATGTTAGGAGAAGTCAATAAGTTGAGTTATTTGTTAACATTAGAGTAAGAGAAACTTTATTTTTAGAAAACTATTATTACATTTTTTTTATTGATTTTATTTTACTATATTTGATTTATTAGAAACATTTTTAAACAATAATTATGAGTACATTTGACGCGGTACTGGCACAGTACGAAAAAAACAAGAACGGTTCTTACAATGGAGTCCCACAGATGTCTGAAGCAGACAGATTAAAAAAGTATTTCAACACGGTTTTACCGAAAGGACAAACCACTGGTGAAAAAAGAATCAGAATCCTACCTACTAAGGACGGTTCAACACCATTCGTTGAAGCTTATTTTCACGAAATTTTTGTAGATGGAAAGAAAGTAAAACTTTACGACCCAAAACAAGATGGTAAACGTTCTCCTTTAAACGAAGTAAAGGAAGGTCTATTAATGACCAAAAGACAAGAAGACAATTTATTGGCGAGACAATATACTTCTAAGAAGTTTTATATTGTTAAAGTTATCGACAGAGATAACGAAGCAGACGGTCCTAAGTTTTGGAGATTTAAACACGCTTCAAAAGGAGACGGAATCTTAGATAAGATTGTTCCAATTTGGAGAAACAGAGGAAATCTTACAGATGTTAATGAAGGTCGTGATTTAACACTTTCATTATCACTTTTAAAATCAAATACTGGTGGTGAGTACACCGCAGTATCATCTATCATTCCTGAAGATAAAGCACCATTACATACTGATCAGTTAATTGCTGATAAATGGATAAATGATGAAATGACATGGGATAGTGCTTATGCAAAAAAATCTGAGGATTATTTAGATTTAGTTGCCAATGGTGAAACACCAAAGTGGGATGCTGATTTGAAGAAATACGTTTCAATGAACGTATCTGAAGAAACAATTGGTACACCAAAAACACAAACACCAAAAATTGTTGACCCACAAGAAGACGATGAACCCTCAGATGATCTTCCGTTCTAATTAAAAAAATAATAAACTTTATGGCATGGACTTATTTATTATATCAATAATATGGTCTGTGCCATTTTTTTCAAACAAAGAAAATGGCTACAATTAAGAAAAAAGAAATTGGAGATTACAAAAGTAAGTATTCAAGTAAAACAAAATATAAAGAAGAGAATTTTTACTTTTGCGGTGATGCTTTTTTTAAAGCGTCAGGTGTACCAGGTCCTATAATGGGTGGAATTAATATGTTTTTAGGACATTCTAATTCATCAAAAACAACTGCAATGATTTTATCTGCTGCAGATGCACAAAAGAAAGGTGACCTACCTGTTTTTATTATTACAGAGAAAAAATGGGATTGGAAACACGCAGTTGAATTGGGGTTACAAGCAACAAAAGATTCTGATGGAGTATGGGACGGTGATTTCATATATAACGATACATTTGATTATATTGAACAAGCAACAGAATTTGTCAATGAATTATTAGATGCACAAGAAAAAGGTGAAATACCTCGTAATATATTATTTTTATGGGATTCAGTAGGTTCAATTCCATGTAAAATGACATATGAAGGTAAGGGTGGTAAAATGCATAATGCGTCTGTACTATCAGATAAGATTGGTATGGGTATTAGTTCAAGGATTGGAAAATCTAAAAAAGAAGATTACCCATATTATAATACAATGGTAATAGTTAACCAACCTTGGGTTGATTTGCCAGATAACCCATTTGGACAACCTGAAATCAAGGCAAAAGGTGGTGAGGCTATATGGTTAGCATCTACGTTGGTATTCTTGTTTGGTAATCAAAAGAAAGCAGGGATTAGTCACATTGATGCAACCAAAAATGGTAGAAAGGTTACATTTGGTACAAGAACAAAAATATCGGTTGTTAAAAACCATATGAGTGGTCTTTCATATAAAGATGGTAAAATCATTGCAGTACCTCAAGGTTATATTGAGGACACAAAAGAAGCATTGGAAGAGTACAAGAAAAAACATTCCGATTATTGGAATGGTATTTTAACTGGAACAGGAGAAGTAGAATTCACAGAAACACTTAGTGAATTTGAAGTGGAATAGTATTTTTTTAACAATAAATAAACATGAATGTCAGTATTACTGGTAGATGGTGATAATCTACTCACAATTGGTTTTTACGGTGTTAAAAACTATTTCTATAAAGGACAACATATTGGAGGAATTTTTCATTTTCTCAATACTCTTAGGAGATCATTTGAGACTTACAACTTAGATAAAATAGTAGTATTTTGGGATGGTGAAGAAGGGTCTAGAAGTAGAAAACTTATTTATCCTTATTATAAGGAAGATAGGAAAACTAAAACTAAGAGTGAGGAAGAGATTAACTCATACAACTATCAAAGATCACGTATACAACAATACCTTGAAGAACTATATGTTAGACAAGGTGAGTACAAGTATTGTGAAACAGATGATAATATTGCATATTATGTTCAAAATTCACCTAATGAAAATAAAATAATATACTCATCTGATGGTGATTTAACACAATTAGTATCTCCAAATACAAAATTGTTTAACCCATCACATCAAAAATTATATAATAATAATGATATTATTATATATGAACATCAAGAAGTTTTAATTGAAAATATTAAAATAATTAAGATGATGTGTGGTGATAAGTCAGATAGTATTTCAGGTATTAAGGGTCTTGGGATAAAAACATTTTTATCCCTATTCCCTGAACTGAAAACAACTCCCCTTAGTGTAGACTACATTAAAGAAAAAGGTAATCTCCTTTTTGAGCAAAATAACAAAAGTAAGACAATAACTAATTTATTGACAGGTGTTACAAAACATGGTGTCTTAGGTGACGAGTTTTTTGATGTCAACAACAGAATAGTGAGTCTTGATGTACCGTTCTTAACGGATGAATCAAAAGAAGAGATTATAAATTTAATTAATGAAAATCTAGATTCTGAAGGTAGGTCGTATAAGAATACCATGAAGATGATGGTTCAAGATGGAATTTTCAATGTATTACCAAAATCAGAGGATGCTTGGATTAAATTTTTAAATCCATTTTTAAGATTAACAAGAAAAGAAAAAAACAAAAAATTAACAAGAACAATTAAAATTAACAATCATGAGTAACAATCAAGAGTTAACAAAGTTAGAGTTTCTATTAACATTGGAAGGAAACATTATATGTCAGAGGTATTTTAACGTTAAGGATTTTAATCCTAAAGCAACAAGGTCTATGGATTTACATGATTATGTAAAAAATATTTGTAGAAAAATATCTGAAGATTTAAGAATAAAAAGTTCCAATTATTTATGTGAAAATAAGGAATTTATCCTTGGTTTAGAAGATGTGGAAGATACGACCGCAGTGGAAAATGAACACTTTTTGTTGCAAATTAAACAAAATGATCATGTATTTATTCAAAGAATATTTCCCGCATATGTGTTTCATCCAAAGATAAGATATACAGTTGATATTCGTCCAATGTTAAAAACATTCTTGACGGATTTAACTACTATCATGTCAATGAAAGAATTGGAAACAACTTATTTGGGTTATAATTTATAATTAAAAAAACACTATGGAAGAAAGGAATTTCGGTTATTTGGGGGCAACATTTCAACAATCATTAATCAAAGCGATTATTGAAGATAAAAAGTATGGTGAAAACATCATTGATGTAATAGAATCTCGTTTCTTCGACAATAACGCTTTCAAGTTCATAATGGAGAACTTGAAAGAGTTATATAAATTGTATAATAAAATCCCTGACTATAATACGTTGGCACAAAAGATTATGGCAGAAAATGGTAATAAGGAATCTGCTAGAATCCACATTGACACATTAGAAATAATTAAATCTAGTGAACCAACAGAATATGTTAAAGATACCGCACTTAATTTTTGTAAACAACAAAATTTAAAGAGGGAACTTAAAAACGTACAAAGTATTATTGAGAATGGTGAGTTTGAAAATTATGCGAAAATTGAACAAATAATTCAAAAAGCGTTACAAGTTGGTATCATCAATGACGATGCAACAGATGTGTTTCACGATATTGAAGGTGCGTTAGAGAAAGATTTCAGACATCCAATACCAACAGGTATCGTAGGTATTGACAACCTTTTAAAAGGTGGTTTAGGAATAGGTGAATTGGGTGTAGTTTTAGCTCCGACTGGTACGGGTAAATCATTACCTATAAGTGAACCAATATTGACTCCAAATGGTTGGATGAAAATTGGGGATATTAAATGTGGTGATAAAATCATAGGTTCTGATGGTAATGAACAATTTACAATAGGGGTTTTTCCACAAGGTAATAGACCAATATATAGAGTTGAATTCACTGATAATACTTTTGTTAACTGTGATCAAGAACATTTATGGTCAGTTAATACTCTTAATATGAGAACAACAAAAATAAGAAAAAATGGTATATCTTTATATAAACCAAATAACAATTATAAAGTTATGAAAACATCTGAAATGATGTTGGATATAAAAAAACGAGGTAGATATAATTATCGTTTACCTATTGTTGAACCAATTAACTTTAATGAAAAAGAAGTATTTATTGATCCATATTTATTAGGTTTACTCTTGGGTGATGGTTGTTTAGGTTGTGGTACAATACAAATTTCAACTAAAGATGATGAAATATTCGATAATATTAAACATTTGAATATTCATACATCATTTAATGAATATGAAAGAGAAACATTGACCGGTATAAAAACAATAAAAAAAATTTCATTTAATTACAGAATTAAAAAAGATTTAGAAAAATATAATTTATTGGGGACAGAATCTAATAATAAATTTATCCCAAATGATTATTTATATAATTCATTTGAAGTTAGATTATCAATTTTACAAGGTTTAATGGATACTGATGGTTATGTGGATAAAAAAGGTGGTACACAAATAACGACTATTTCAAAAGAATTATCGTTAAATATTAGAGAAATAGTTTTATCATTAGGTGGAACATGTAATATAACTTTAAAACAACCAACTTTTAAATATAAAGGTTTTAAAAAGTTAGGTCAAATAGCATATGTTGTAACAATATCTTTTTCAAATAATATTGTACCATTTAGATTAATAAGAAAAATAGAAAGATTTAGAAAAAGAAAAAAATATATTTCACAAAAATATATTAAATCAATTAATTTTTCACATAACGAAGAAGCGGTATGTATAAAAGTATCAAATACAGATGAATTATTTGTTACTAGGGATTATGTATTAACACATAATACCACTTTATTAACTAAATTTGCAAATACTGCATATAATTTAGGATATAATGTACTTCAAGTATTTTTTGAAGATAATCCTGGTAACATTAAAAGAAAACACTATACAATTTGGTCAGGTATTGCACCTGATGAACAAAGTGATAACAAAGATGAAGTTTTGTTTCGTGTTAAAGAAATACAAAGTAATACAAAAGGTTCAATTAAATTATTGAAATTACAATCTGATGGTGTAACAATTTCTGAAATTAAATCTAAAATCAGAAAGATGTGTTCAGACGGGTTTAAGGTCGATTTATTGTTAATTGATTATATTGATTGTATTTCACCTGAAAGATCCGTTAATGGTGATGAATGGAAGGGAGAAGGTTCAATTATGAGACAATTGGAATCTATGACAAGTGAATTTGAGATGGCGGTATGGACTGCAACACAAGGTAATCGGTGCGTTTGGATTAAAACAATTGTTGATGTTGAAAGTAAAGGTAAAATAGAAATTAAAGACATTTCTGTAGGTGATAAAATTTTAACGCACATTGGATTTAAAGAAGTAACATATGTTTCACCAATACAAACACAACCAACATATAAAATTAAAACAAAAAGCGGTAAAGAAATTATTGTATCAGATAAACATTTATTTCCTGTTAATTATAATAAATATAAATCAATACGTTCTGGATTATCTGTAGGTGATAAATTATTAATAAAACAATAAAATAAAAAAAAAATATGTTAAAACATGAATTAAATTTAAACGATTTTATTTTAGATGAAATCGTTAGTATCGAGTTAGAGGGTGAAAATGAAACAATTGATATATCTGTTGATGAAACTGAGTTGTTTTTTGCAAACGACATATATACACATAATTCATCAATTTCATCTGAAGTTGTTACCGCAGATCAAATGGGTGGTTCTATTAAGAAGGCACAAATTGGTCACGTTATCTTATCTATCGGTAAAACATTAGAACAAAAAGATCACAATTTGGCAACTTTAACATTACTTAAATCTCGTATTGGTAAAGATGGTGTAGTTTTTCAGAACTGTAAATTCAATAACGAATATTTAGATATAGATACTGAGATGCAAAACACTCTATTAGGTCATGAAGAAGAGAAGTCAAAAAATAATATTAATAGAGCTAGAGAGGCGTATCAAAGAAGAAATCAAATTGCAAATAATTAAAAAACAAATATAACATGAAAAAAAAGGGAATTTTTAATAAACGAGTCAACATTTTACCATACGATTATCCATCACTTTTATTGTATAAAGACGCTATAAGACATTCATATTGGATAGATACAGAGTATAATTTTACCACTGACATAAATGATTATATGGTTAATATAACAGAAAATGAAAAGGATGTGATTAAAAAAACAATGTTAGCTATTGCACAAATAGAAGTCAATGTTAAAACATTTTGGGCGGATATGTATAAAAGAATGCCAATTACTGAAATTGGTGATGTTGGTATGACATTTGCCGAATGTCATGTTGAAGGAACTGAAATTTTAACACCTCAAGGTTGGGTTGATTTTAATAAAATTAATATTGGTGATGAAGTGATACAATTCAATCCTGATAATACTTTAAATGTAACCATAGTAAATAATAAAACATATGAAAATTATAATGGTATTGTACATAGAATTTATAAGGATAATTTAGATACAATAATAACACCAAATCATCGAATTGGATATTATAATCATAAAAACGAATTTTCAATCAAAGCTATTGAGGATTTAGGTGTAAGAAACGCTAACAATAGATTACCAGAAGCTGGAAAGTTAATTGGTGATGTTGATGAGTTATCAACATTAGATAGGTTAAAAATCGCAATACAGGCTGATGGTAGTAAAAGGTTTTTTACCAATAAGTTAGGTGAAAGAATTGATAGGGGATTAAGTAAAGATTCTAACACATATGAGATTTCAGTTAAAAAAAATAGAAAGAAAGAAAGACTTTTATATCTATTAAATAATACTGACATAAAATATAGAACATATAAAGAAAAAAGAGGTTATTTAAAAGTTGAATTTGAAATGGATATGTCTTTTAATTACAAAACATTTGATTGGGTTAATTTAAAAGATAAATCATGGAAATGGTGTAAAGAATTTGTTCAGGAATTATCAGAATGGGATGGGTATAAGTTACCATTAAAAAAAGATTGTAAAATAAAATATACAACAACAAATAAAAGTTGTGCGGATATTGCTCAAGCAATTGGTACATGTGCAGGATATAAAGTGAATTTCATCACTAGTGTTGATAAAAGAAGTGATAATTTTAATGATAATTACGTTTTATCTTTTTTAGAAAATAGAGAAAGAGTTGGATTTTCTGCATTAAAAGAGGAAAAATTAAATTATGATGGTAAAATATATTGTGTTAGCGTTGATTCTGGTATGATAATCACTAGATATAATAATAAAACATTTATAGGAGGTAATTCAGAAGTTAGACATAAAGACGCTTATGCTAGATTACTTAGAATTTTAGGATTGGAAGATGAATTTAGAACAGTTGTTGAAATACCAGCAATAAAGGATCGTATAAAATATTTGACAAAATATATAGATGGTACTAGAAGTGACGATGATAAAATGTATACGAAATCAATTTTACTTTTTTCATTATTTATTGAACACGTATCTTTATTTTCTCAATTCTTAATAATGATGAGTTTTAATAAAGAAAAAAACCTTTTTAAAGGAATTTCAAATGTTGTTGAAGCAACTTCAAAAGAAGAAAATATACATGGTAATTTTGGTGCTGAAGTTATTAATATAATAAAATCGGAATATCCAGAGTGGTTTGATGAAGAATTTACCGAATTAATTACATCTGCATGTAAAAAGGCATATAAAGCAGAATGTAAAATACTTGATTGGATATTTGAAAAGGGTGAATTGGAATTTTTATCAAAAGAAACCATAAAAAATTTTATAATGAACAGGTTTAATAATTCATTACAAAAAATTGGAATAGACCCTATTTTTAATGTTGATTTAAAAGAAATTGAAAAAACATTGTGGTTTGATGTTGAAACTACATCAACAAAAGAAGGTGATTTTTTTTATAAAAAACAAATTGACTATAATAAAAAAAGTAAAAGTATAGGTGAGGACGATTTATTTTAAAAAAATATAATGATAATGAGTAATAAGTACGAATGGGCAAATGAAGATGCCAGAAAATTTTTATCTAGAGGTTATATAACCGAAAGTGTTGAACAAAGAATAAAAAATATTGCAAACAGGGCCGAAGAAATTTTAAAAATAGATGGGTTTTCAGATAAATTTGAAGACTATATGAGTAGAGGTTTTTATAGTTTATCAACACCTGTTTGGATTAATTTTGGTAAAGAAAAAGGTTTACCAATTTCATGTTATGGATCAAATATTGATGATTCATTAGATAGTATTTTAAATGCAAGTAGAGAAATTGGTATGATGTCAAAGTATGGTGGAGGTACTTCCGCATATTTGGGTAATATTAGACCAAGGGGTTCGGTTATATCTACCGGAGGTAAAGCTGATGGACCCGTACACTATGCTAGAATGTACGATACGACTATTGATGTATGTAAACAATCTGAAGCAAGAAGAGGGGCATGTGCTGTTTACTTACCAATAGAACATAGTGATATTAATGAATTTTTAGATATTGGAACTGAGGGTAATCCTATTCAAAATTTACAATATGGTGTAACTGTTACTGATAAATGGTTGGAAGAAATGAAATCTGGCGATAGTGACAAAAGAAAAATTTGGGCAAAAGTTATCCAAAGACGTAGTGAGTTTGGTTTTCCCTATATTATGTTTAAAGATAACTCAAATAACAATACACCATATAAGGAATTAGGGTTAGAAATAACTGCGTCAAATTTGTGTAGCGAAATCCAATTGCCAACGGATAGTTATAATTCATTTGTTTGTTGTATCGGTTCAATAAATGTACTTTATTGGGATGAAATTAAAGAAACTGATGCTATTGAAATTTATACATTATTTTTAAATGCGGTATTAGATGAATTTATTCAAAAATCTGTTAATATGGCAGGTATGAAAAGGGCTTGGAGATTTGCATCACATCATAGGGCAATTGGTGTTGGTATTTTAGGATATCATTCATTACTTCAATCAAAGTTAATCCCATTTGAATCAATAATATCTAAATCATATAATCATGAGATTTTTGAGACATTAAAAATAAGAACTGAAACAGCATCACAAGATTTATTTAAATCTAATCCTGAAAAGTATAAATCATTAAGAGATGGTTATGCAAATACAACATTGGTCGCCATTGCACCGACTAAGTCAAGTAGTTTTATTTTAGGTCAAGTTAGTATGGGTATTGAACCAATTAAATCAAATTATTTTGTAAAAGATTTAGCAAAAATTAAAACAGTATATAAAAATCCTTATTTGACGAAAGAATTAGAAAAGTATGGGTTAAATACTGATGACATTTGGACAAGTATATTAAAGAAAGACGGTTCAGTACAACATTTAGATTTTCCAACTAAAGATGTTTTTAAAACATTTGTTGAAATTACACCGAAAGAAATTATACTTCAGGCATCACAAAGACAAAAATTTATAGATCAATCACAAAGTTTAAATTTAATGATCGACCCATCAATTCCAGCGAAAGATATAAATCAATTATACTTATATGCGCACGAAGAAGGGATAAAAACATTATATTATCAGTTTAGTCAAAATTCAGCACAGGCGTTCTCAAGAAATATAATGGAATGTGTTTCATGTGAATAAATAAAAAAACATTAAAATCGGGATATTCTCCCGATTTTTTTTATTTATTATCATTTCTATATTCATTATATTTATTAATATGGCAAGAACATATGGTATAGATTATCCATTTAGAGACAGTACGACAGGTGACTTTGTTCAAATGACTGAAACTTCTGAAAGAGAGATCAGGGCCGATTTAATTCATTTAATATTAACAAGAAAAGGAAGTAGATATTATTTACCTGATTTTGGTACTAGATTATATGAATTTATATTTGAACCTAATGATCAAGCAACATGGGATTTAATTGAATCAGAAATACGTGATGCAATTAAAAATTATATCCCTAATTTGGATATTAATTCAATAACAGTAATGTCCGCAGATGATAATCCTGATGTAATAATGACACCAAACATACTTGAAGACGAAAGATTATTTAGGGTTTCAGATGCATCAACACATCCATATACTGCAATAGTAAAAATTGATTATACAGTAAATAACGGAGCGTTTTCATCTTCCGATTTCATAATTATTAATATATAAAATGAGTAAAAAAATTAGTTATAGTGTTCGTGATTTTGCCGGACTAAGACAAGAATTGGTAACTTTAACCAAAGATTATTATCCCGATTTAGTAAAAAATACAAATGATGCATCGATTTATTCCGTATTATTAGATATTAACGCTGCAGTCGCAGATAATTTACATTTTCATATTGATAGGGTTTGGCAAGAAACAATGTTAGACTTTGCACAACAAAGACAATCATTATTCCATATTGCAAAAACTTATGGAATTAGGTTACCTGGTTCAAGACCATCCGTTGCATTATGTGATTTTTCAATAAATGTTCCTGTTAGAGGTGATAAAGATGATGAAAGATATGAAGGTATTTTAAAATCTGGAGCACAAGTTTCAGGTGGAGGTCAAGTTTTTGAGACAATAGATGATATTGACTTTTCAAGTCCATTTAATAATAGGGGAGAATCAAACCGTTTAAAGATACCTAATTTTGATGCAAATAATAAATTAATATCATATACCATAACAAAGAGAGAACCTGTAGTAAATGGTACAACAAGAATATTTAGAAGAGTTATTAGTTCGGTAGATCAAAAACCATTTTTAAAATTATATTTACCTGAACAAAATGTTTTAGGTGTTACTTCGGTTATACATAAAGAAGGAACGACATATTCATCAAATCCAACATCGTCAGAATTTTATTCATCTCAAAATAAGTGGTACGAAGTTAAAACAATGATACAAGATAAAGTATTTATACCTGATCCAACATCTGTTTCGGACAGACAAAATTTTAAATCAGGTATTTATCTTCCTGTTAATAATAAATTTGTTACAGAATATACACCAGAAGGATATTTTTCATTAACGTTTGGTTCTGGTAGTGTTGACCCATTGTCTAATTTAGATGATTATATGAATGGAAATATGAGAGTTTCCTTGGGTTCATATTTAAATAATCTATCTTTAGGTTCGACACCAAAGATAAACACCACATTATTTGTTAAATATAGAATTGGTGGTGGTAAAGACTCTAATTTGGGTGTGGATGTCATAACAAGTGTTGATACTGTTGAATTTAATGTACAAGGTCCTGTTGGGTCGATAAATAATCAGGTGATTCAATCATTAAATGTGACAAATGTTACACCAGCAGTAGGTGGTGCAGACCAACCAACTGTTGAAGAAATTAGAAATATGGTTTCATTTAACTTTGCAGCACAAGATAGAGCGGTAACATTAAATGATTACAAATCGTTGATTGAAACTATGCCTTCAACGTTTGGTGCACCTGCAAAGGTTAATGTTATGGAAGAAGATAATAAAATAAAAATTAAATTATTATCTTATGATTATCAGGGTAATTTAACAGATATAGTTTCAAATACATTAAAAAATAATATTTTATCATATCTTTCTGAATATAGAATGATAAATGATTATTTGGATATTGTAAGTGGTGAGGTTATTGATTTAGGATTACAAATTGATTTACTTATAGATAAAAATTCAAGTCAGACGGATATTGTTAAAACAACCATACAAGACTGTATTACTTACTTTGATATTTCAAAAAGAAAAATGGGTGACCCATTATTTATCGGTGATTTAATGAAAATTATTGGTAGTGTTAATGGTGTAATAAATGTTGTAGATATTAGAGTTTATAATTTAAACGGTGGACAATATTCATCATCACAAGTTGCACAATCATTTGTAGATAGAACTACTCAAGAAATTCAACAATCAGATATGACGGTATTTATGAAATCAAATCAAATTTATCAAATAAGATTTCCAAATACCGATATTATGGTAAGATTAAAAACTTTAGGAACGACTACATATTAATTTTAAAATTATTTATATTAATATAAGAAAATATATTTTTTTCTATTTATATAAATATGGAATTACAAAAACATAGAATCGCAACCAATATTGGTGTAGATCAAAATATTACATTTGAACTAAAACAAAATTATGATTTATTAGAAATATTAAGTATAAAAATAAGTCAAACAGATATTTATCGTTCATTTTGTAGTGATTATGGGGTTGTGTGTGGTAGAATTACCGCTAATAATGGATTTGGTATCCCAAATTGTCGAGTTTCAATTTTTGTACCAATTAAAGATATTGATACAACAGATCCAGTAATATCCGCATTATATCCTTACACTTCTGTTGAGGATAGGAATGAAAATAACTATCGTTATAATCTTTTACCTGCTAGAAAACAACACGGTGGACATAAACCAACTGGTACATTCCCTGACCAAGAAGACATATTAACAAGAGAAGAAGTTTTACAAGTATATCACGATTATTATAATTTCACAGTAAAAACAAATGATGCTGGTGATTTTATGATTTGGGGTGTCCCTTTAGGACAACAAACCATTCATGTGGATATTGATTTATCTGATATGGGTTGTTTTTCAATTAGACCATATGATTTCATAAGACATGGTGTGGCGGAAGACAGGTTTGATAGGTTTTATAAATTTAAATCAGATACGGATATAGATGGTCTACCACAAATAGTTAAATTTAATAAAACAATACAAGTTGTTCCATTTTGGGGTAATAAAGATATATGTCAACTTGGTATCACTAGAGTGGATTTTGATTTATCTGAAAAAGGTATAAAAATAGAACCAATATCATTATTTTTATTATCAACCGTAACAGATGATAATGGAGATGCAGTTAAAAGATCTGGTGTTATTAGGAAAAAAACAGGATATAAATGTAATCTAAAAACAAGAAAAGGACAAGTAGAGGGAGTAAGATTTAAAACGTCTAAAGTAATTGGTTCTGATGGTGTTTCTGAATACCCTGAATTAGAATATTTTGAACCTGGTGTGATTGATGAAGATGGTAGTGCAATGTTAGTTATCCCAATGAATATGGAGTACACATACACCAATGAATTTGGTGAACAAGACATCACAAACGATCCAAACAAAGGTATTGCAACTACTACAACTGCAAGATTTAGAGTTGGTTTAGATGTTGGTAATGTGTCAACATTTAAAGGAACTGAATCGGCATATTATTTAATACCAAATATTCGTGAATTTAATTTAGATCCAAAAGGTTATAATGATTATGGTGAATATAACGAGACTATGTTATCATCATACGTGTTTTCCGATGTATTTGAGGATTATTTTAGAGTACCAACACCTACAGGTTCAACGTTATCATTAATGACAAATGAACAAAGAAATCATAAAATGGATTTAATGTTGGGTGTAAATAATGATGACATACCGGAAGACACATTTTATAAATTTATATATGGTAAGGTTTATACACCATCATCTTTTCAAGGTACGCACTATGAGGTTTCAACAATAGAATCTTTTTTTGGGTTATCAAGACGGGATGCATTTTTGGGGATTAAGGAAATTCGACCAAATGCAGAAGACGACTGTTCCGGTAGTGCGAATTATTTCCCAACAAATTATGGGTTTAAAAATAGAATAAAATTTGGGTTATTAATAACCCAAATTTTATTATTTCTTCAATTTATTTTTGCAGTTATTTTTATTAAAATCTTTGAATTTTTAGGTAGAATATTTAGGTCTATTGGACAATCTTTATATGACGTATATTTTGGGTGGCCGTTTAATTGGAGACCTTTTTGTAGAATTGGTGAGAATTTTATGAATACTGCGTATGTTCTACAAGATAGGGGAACTAAACAGTTACCATTAACTGTTTATCCTGAATGTGAGGAATGTACTAGTGATACTGGTTCAGATAATAACAATCAAAATACTAATGATAATTTTTGTTGTATTGGTGAAGTAAAGTGTAAAGTCTTTGGAGTCGGAGTCGATACAGTCACTGGTTATGGTGATAAAGTCATGTTAATCCCTTTTGAAATTAGAACAGGTACAACAACTGGTAGTACATTTCTTAGCGGTATGACATTAAACGAAACAAGTTCTAGAAGTTTTTCATATACTGGAAATACAACGTACACACCACAAAATTTAGACATAAATTCATTACAACAATTACATGACTCCTCACATTTATTAGACCCAACTTTAATACCAGAGGGAGACTATAACAATTCTCGTTTTTATGCACATATTTATCCAATTATTGATGATAATATATTACCATACAGTGCAACTACAAAACCACAAACTGGTATTGTTAAATCAAGTACTTTTGCTGATAGTATTGTTTATTTTAATTATAATGGAGCAGCAGTTGAAATTAATAGTTTAATTTCGTTTGGTTCAAATATTCAAGATTATCCTAGTTTAAATATATTAGGTTTTCATATTGATGGAACAAATAATTGGTTTAATAACGAATCGTACCCCAATTATTATAATAGCGTTACTAATCAAAATGTTTTGGCAAATATATTTGACGTATATGGTCATCATTTAAATACCAATAATAAAACTGACTGGATTTCTGCGAATTACACTTATGAAGAATTTACTAATAATTTTGGTTTAAATTATGATAATTATGGTCAAAAAAGGTCAGGATCGAGTCAAGAAGACGGACGTTATAATGGTGCAGGTGTTGTTCGTGATCTTGGTTTATATGCGGTTTTAAGAATATATGATAGGGCGGCACCTTTAACAGAAAAATCAACGTCTGGAAATACTTTGTCAATTGAGACCGGATGTGAAAAATATGATAAATTATATAATGAAACAACATCATTAGCATATTTATGGGCAAATAGTAATGTTACATATGGTAACCCATATTTACCTCATAACCCAGATACCGGATTTGACCCTAACTCAATATACCACATTAACGGTTTTGTAATAAGTAAAACAAAACCAAGTGGATCTTCATACTCTGGTTATACTATTATGGCAGATATCTCTGCGAGTGAAAATACTGATAGGTTACCAAGATATTCTCCTTGGGGTTGTATCAGTAGTTCATATTTTGATAGAAAAACAAAAACAGGTTTATCGGAAGTAAGGGATGGGGTTTTTACATGTATTCCTGTTATTAAAGGAAAATCAAATAATTTCGATTTTTTATTAGAATGGTATCGTAGGAAAAGAGTACATTCATTTTTTTGTGGTGGGGTATTAAATTATTCTTATATTGATAATTGGTTAAACGGTTTATTATATATGTTTAAATTTGATTTTAGAATCAAATGGGATAATCAAGCAATATATGATTTAAACCAAAGAGGGTCAAAATTTCCGAGGGAGTTATTATTTTATGATGTATACCAACAAAAATTTTATTACAGAAGTACACCTTATAATCCTAATACTAAAACATTTACGGGTCAATGGGATAGCGGTGGTTTTAAAGGTTTAATAAGACCTACAACAGTATATGATGTTGGTGTTAGAGACGAATTTTTATATGAAATTTGTTATGACCCAAGAGTTGACCCATCGTGTTCTGTTATTAGAGATATTGGGTCAACATCATATCAAGATCCTGCAAATATACTTGAACATGTCATTGATTATAGAATGGATGTTAGTGGAGCAAAAACAAATGTTGAAGATTTTTTTAGTAAATCACAATGGGGTCCGTCTGACCCAAATTTACTTGTGTCATTAGTGGGCGTTGGTGTTGCTGGACTTGCAGCACCTGCAGTTACAACTTTATTAAATAATTCTAAAGTTTTGGATGGTGATATTACTCAATTAATGTCAATTAATAATGAGGTAGGAATTGAAGCGTTTGATTTAGATGTACCACATTATTTTAATTATAATAATGAATTTATGGATCCAGAAAACACAATGTATAGTGGTTATTTTGGGAATACAGGTTTAACAGGTCAATGGGGTCCAACACCAATTGATTTTAAATTAGATGCCGATGGTAGATTTGTAAGATTATGTTTAAATAATAGACTAGGTGATTACACACAAAAAGTACCATTTTATTTATGGGAAAAATATGGTGATGGTTTTGGTGCATCAGGTGGTTTAAGTGACCAACAAACATTTTTAAAAAACCCATCTACAATTGCATCAATGAAACTTCAAAGAATATTTTCAATTGGAAGTGAAACAGGAACAACAACTAACTACGTAATGGCAGATGGTGAGGAAGAATATATGTTAAAACCAATTACAAAAGATCATGACACTTTTAAATGGCCAGGTAATTATGGTAGTTCAATCGAAAGATTTGAATATATAAAATATAGTGGAACACCCAATTTATATTTTGGTGCAGCAAGTGGTGAAACAGAAGGTGATTTATGGTTAAATATTACTGGAGGGTCTTTTAATAGTGTAGGAGGTCCATCAGGAACAACATATGTCGTGGTTAATAAAACATGGACACCAATGGGTTATTATGATAAAAATAATCAAATATTTTTACCACAAACTGTTAATAATTACACAGGAACAAAACAAGTTTTATCAACCGGGTTTCATTTTTATTTTGGATTAAGACCTGGACAAACATCATATAATAAACTAATAAAATATTATGGTCCTAAAGGAGCATTTCCACCAGCAGAGTAATGGAAAATAAAAGAATATTATTACCTACTAAAAGGTATTTTAAAGCCGAAGAACAAGATATTAATCTAAGAATTAACTTAGAAAAAGAAGAAATATTACTTAGAGAAGGTGATATGGACATTTCATTAAATTTAGGAGATTTATTTGAAAAAGAAAGAAACCAATGTAATAACTATAAAATTTATGGAAAAATTAAAATGATTTTTCGTAATATGTATAGCGGAAATACAGAATATCTTTATCTTAAAAATAGACTTTATTTATTGACTAATGGGGCAATAAAAGGTGATTGGTCGGGTTATCTACCATATGATGAATTCGCATTTTTAAGAAGGGATTTATTAAGGGAACAAAACTTACCTGGTTCAGGAAGTACATTGGGGACTTTCACTCCAAATATAAATTTAACATCTGGTGATATCGGACATACAATTGTAACACCCATAACAGCACCATATCAGAATTGGAATTTATATATGACATATGTATACTCTGCGGACACACAATTTTCAATGGGTTATAGTTTATCTGGTGGTACTGACTTCAATTTTGTCTCAGGTGATGGAATCCCATTTAGAGTTTATGATAATGGTAATAGTTACACATTTATCAGTCCTGTTGAACACAATATTAATATTGGCGAATATCTTATAATATCAGGTGGGACATTAAATTATAGTGTTCCTATATCAGGAAGGACTTTTTATGTTGATGATATAGGTAATGAAACATATAATTCTAAAAAACATGTTATTAATATATTAAAAAATCAATTTTCATCTGGTACAACAATAGGTAATGTTATATTAGGTAAGAGATGTGTAAATATTGACGATATTGATGGAACTACATCACAATATTATGTACATAAACTTAAAACATTAACAGATATTAATGGATATATAATGGATAAAGTTGGATTTGAAAGTCCAATTTTTGAGGAAGAAAAAAAAGTTTTATTTGAAAATTATAATGGTGATAATGATGTAATTGTTGAAAGAAACAGGATGGAATCAGTTCTTTTTGATTTTAAACAAAATTTAACTTTAACTGGTTTAACAAATAATTTAGGATTAACACCAACTGAAGTTTATGTAACAACAATTTTTAGAAATGGTAATGGTTATTTTGATTATCCACCAAAAGTAGGTTTTAAATTTAATTTTCATGACAGTTGGGTTGATACACATTTTAGTGGTTCGTCATCAAATGAAACCGCATTAACAAGTATCGATTTTACAGGTAATACTAATGAATATGGTTACACTGGATATACTTTTAAAAGTGGGGTTACATTACCTGTTGGTACTATTTTAACAGGTTCATTTATGGAATATAATATATCAGAATTAAAAGAAAGAGTAATATCTGAAACTTTTCATAAGATGACAATACCAAAAAACATTTTTGATTATAATCAAGATAACCCTATAGTATATTCAGGATCATCAAGTGAAAATAAATTTGGATTATATTATCAACCACATTATAGAGTAAAACTAAGACAAGAATCACCATATATTGAAACTTCTGACACCAATAATATTTATGGGTTACCAGAGAATACAAAATATTTTGAAAAAGATGGTTTATGGAAGTGGAGAGATTTATACGATCATGGTTATATAGATGAAGATGGTGATGGAACAGATTTTCCATTTGTTAATAATTGTCATGCGGTTAAAGTAGATATAAATTTCTATTTAAGAAATGAAAAATATTATATTAATAAAAAAGATGGTATTATTGATTTTTATGATACAACATCAAATCCTAATTCAAACAAAAATATTATTTGTTAATGGAAATTTTACAAACAAAACAAAATTTAAACTTAGTTTTAAATGGTGAACAACATTTCAAAACAGATGCGGGTTGGCAAGAAAATTTAATAGATTTTGAAACAGAAATATTAAGTGATATTATAAACCCAATAGATAATTATGAAACTATTAGATATATACATAAACCATATGTATCCACAAATAATGTAAACCAAACAGATATTTGGTTCTATTTTTATTTCTTAGATAGTGGTGCAACATACAATAATGGTTTAGATTATAGTTTAGTTGGTATTTCTCCAAAAGATAATATGTTAATGTTAAAACATACAAGTAAAAGTTTTTTTAGGTTGGAATTTTTTAAAACCCCAAATGATGAAGCTCCTGATAGAAATAATCGTAAACTAGTAATGTCAAGAAATTTATCATTGCCATTAGGTGAAAAATACTTTTATACTGGTATTAAACATAATATTTTTTTACCAGTATTTACGGGTAGTAACTATAGAAATAAGGAGAATATGTATTTATTTTGGTTCATGGATGATAGTGCATTAACACCAAAAACATTAACCGGAAATACTTTTTGGATGACAGGTAAATTTTTTAATGCTATTGACGGTACTAAAATGGATTTCACAACAACTGGTTTAACATATGGTCAAGAAGTGGTGGAAACAAGAGATATGTACTATAAAATGGTTATAGATAGGACAGATTATTCATATCAAATTTTTAGATGTAATGGAACAACAACAGGAGATAGGATAGGTGAATCAAATGACCCAATTAAATTTTATGAAAAACGACAATAATGGAAAATAAATACCAAATATTACATAATACAGGTATAACATCTTATCAAATACCAATTTATTTAGAATCAACCGTGGATGAAATGGGAGTTATGGTTGGATTTGATGGGGATTTAATGCAAGTGGAACAATTATGTAATTTCTCATATACTCAAACGGGTTCAACAATACAAGTTTATAATACAGTAGATTCTTCACAATTAAGACATATTGTTGATCAGGTATTCACAATAGATTGGGGAGATGGTAATTTATCTGGAATTACGGTTAGTCAAAACGTAAATCAAAATTTACCAACATTAACACATACATATAGTACACCTTCTGATTACACCGTATCTATTTTATTAAATTCTCCTTGGAATTCACAAACATTAAGTAAAAATATAAAAGTACCTAAAAATATATCTATTATAAATCCATTAGGTACTTTTAGTGGGTTCACAATCCCATATACTGATATAACAGGACAAACACAGGACTATATTAATAATTTAGACTATACAAATCACACCGGATTTACTACATTCTCATTTGCAGCGTTAGGTAGAAGTAGAATTAGTGAAAAGAAATTATATGGAAGTAACACATACAATGGTGTAACAGGCGGTACTACTGTTGATGGTATTATTTATAGTTCATACACTATTGATTATTTAACATATACTGATTATGCGGATGGGATAACTTCAATTACAGGAAAAACAAATGATTTTCAGAAAGAAGAGTTGTTTAATCAAATGTTAACAAGAAATGAACATTTTATTGGATTTATTGATGATCCAGTAGTTTATTCTGATATATTTGTGGAAAGAGGTAAATTAGGTATTATGGAAAATAATTTAAGATTAGGAGAGATTGATAATACTGGTGAGTTGGAAATTTATGGGGATAAATTTTTTAATATTAAAAAACAATAAAATTTATATTTATAAAAAGAGATAAATAATTAATTAAAAAAATAAAAAAATGGCGATAGGATCGTATGGAATTATAAGACCCTCAGATATTTCACCCTCAGATGTGGATATATTTTATCATTATACATCAAATAGGGTTGCAACATCTGCGGTTACATTAAAAAAATTAACATCATCTGATATTTTAACACCAGTATATCATAATTCAAATACAACGGATAATGTGAATGCACAAAATGTGGAAGTATTGGGTGGGTTATATAATTTAAAATTAAATTCATCTGATTTTGGTGAATTGGGTATTTATACATTACATATTAGACCAAAACAAATAAGAACAAGTATTACTGATTGTGGTATCTTAGCTTCATTACCTTCTGTTAGGGGATTAATTATTGATTTAAGTACCGTACCGACAGAAGATAGAAATAAATTTACACCACAAGGTTTAGTTGGTTATAGAATTGAATATTTGGATACAACAACAAATAAAAAAATACCTAATTTCTATAAAATAGTTACTTCTTCTTTTTATTGCACACCAATTGCATCAAATTTAACAAACACAAATCAAAAGGCAATTAGATATCAGTATAGTGAAAATGCATCAAACTTAATGTTTCTAACAATAACACCATCATCTGCACCATCTAATAAACCAAATACCGTTCCATTTATTGGTCAACCATCTCAAAAAATTATTTTAACAAATACATACGTTAATCCAACAACATTGGAAGTTGAAATGGTCGAATATGATACAAGTACATTGGCAAATGCGTTATATGGTAATCAAACTAAAGCAATTACTCCAGGTATATATACGATTTACGATAAGGATAATAATATCTATAAACAATATAATTTATATGAAATTAAAGATACCTTTAATGAGACATTATATGAAGTTAGAGAAGAAAGAGCAACAATTGATGAAACCCTAAACTTTAACACTATTACAAATGTATAATGGCAACAACAGTAAAACATAAAGTTCCAAGTCAGGCGGCAAGTGGTGCGGATACATTTAGTGATAATCTTGTCGGTTTTCAAATTACGGATGGTTCTAGTTTAATGACCGGAACTAACTTTGCAATTGATAAAGTTATTCCCGAAAAAGACTCCAAAAATTTTAAAACATCGCCATTTTCAGATTTTCTAACCTTAGATAAACTGAAACAGGAAAATGATGCCCCCACCACATCATCAAAACAAGAAAAAGATAATTTAGTTAAATTCAAAGATTCTAAAAATGATGCATCAAGATCTTTATTTGGTTCTTTAAAAAGTAGATTATTAGTATCGATAAGTAGAATTATTAATAAATTTCCTGCTGCATTATATGTCGATGCAAATAACCAATTAAGTAGTGAAGTTAATACAGCATTTAATATTTTATATGATGCTCACAATAACATAACAACATTTAGTGTTCGTAAATCAAAATTATATAATCCATTTGATTTAACATTGTCAAAACCTAAAAGTTTTCACTTACCAACTTCAGATAATGTTTATAGAGATATTTTTTCATCATATACAAAATATGTTGTTGATTATAATGGACAAACATACAATATTTTAAATTATATTGAACCAAACGCACAAAATATTATCACAATAAAGATAAATGGTAATTTATTTGGTGGAAATACAGAATTTACTGATTCATTTTTAATAAGACCTAATGATGGTGTTACTGAGGAATTTTACAATAATTTAGATGATTTGGAAGAAGTCCTTATGAATAGAGAATCTTCTCCAAAATATAAAATCACTTTAAAAATACCAGTAGACAGTAATGATGGATCAAGAACAGTAATTAGTGACGCGATTTTTTATTGGCCTGTTAATTATGATAATTGGAATATTAAAATTGTTGGAATTGAATTTGATACCTTAATTAGAGATTTAAGTGATAACGCAGATTTAATTGATGATTATAAATCAAACTTAATGGTTAGATTTTTAGCGTCACCACAATTGTTTGAATTTGACACACCTGAACAAAAAATACAATCCGTATTTCAATTATATGGACAAAGTTTTGATAGAGTAAAAAGATACATAGATAATATCGCTTTTATGCGTAATATCACCTATGATGGTATTCAAAATTTACCAGATATTTTATTAAAAAATTTATCAAATAATTTAGGTTTAGATACTATTAGTTTATTTGATGAAAGTACAATAGACCAAACATTATACACAAGAAGCGTCAATCAATATTCAGGAGCAACACAGGGAAAAACATTTATAGAATCGGAATATGAATTTTATAGAAGAATGTTAGTTAATCTAGCACACATCTATAAATCAAAGGGTACAAAATCCTCAATTAATTTCTTCTTAAAATTTTTAGGTGCTCCCGAACAATTAATAAAAATTGATGAATATGTTTATGAGGTTACAAATACCCCTAAATTAAAAGATATACAAAATCAAATTTATGATGTTTTACAAGGTGATAAACAAATAATTAATTTAAATTTTGACCCATCAGGTTTTACATATACAACAACAATTTTAACTGCAACAACAACATTTACAAGGTCAGATTATCCTGTTGATGAAACAACTGGTCTTGCAAGAAGAGCAAATAATTCAAAAAGTGATGTGTTTTTTCAAAAAGGTTCAGGTTGGTACGATATTAGTTTAAATCATAGAACACCAGATATTTTAGATACCGAAAATTCTATTTTAACGGGTAGAACAAAAACAATTAAAACTAAACCAAAACCATATACATATGGTGAAGAATATTTTAATACGTTTAGAACCTTACCGGGTTTAGATAGCGGGTTTGAACTTACTTCAAGAATAGATAATATTAAAGGGTCAATAGACGATTCTAAATCATCATATATTCTTAACAGAAAAAACATTAGTATTTATTTAGACTCTGCGAATGGTGTTAATTTTGACATATATAGAAAATCAAGAGATTTATTATTAACATTTGGGTCAAAAATATCAGAAACACTAACAGGTGTGACATTTCGTCCAAATACGTTACATCCACAAACAGGTGTGACGTTTGCTGAATTTGTGGGTCGTTTGTTAACCGAACAAATACCAAATTCTAATGTGGTTAGGTATAAAAAGAATTATATAACACTAGAAGACGCTTATCAAAGTTATATTACAAGTACTGATTTTACACCATATAATATCATAGATGTACATGAATTCATAAATAAAATGAGTCCATATTGGACATCGATTATTGAACAAATAATCCCATCTACAACATTATGGACTGGAGGTAATTTAATTCAAAATAGTGTATTTGGTCGTTCTAAATATGGTTATAAATTAGGTTGTCAACCAAAAACAATAATTGAAAATCTTTATCCTAATTTTAATACAATATTAATTGATGATTTATCAAATTTAATCGGTTACGAAGAAAATTTCAGAGGGTTAATAGATATTAGTAGTGTAAAATTATACCCTGTAATTGAAATAGATGGGGTACCATATTCAAGTACAACGTATAGTGTTAATGTTTCAGGAACTGGTAGTACTTTAGTAAATGCTAAATTATATGACTCAATTACAGATGTATATGGTTGTACAATATTAACGGGAGGAACATACAACATTAATAATAAATTACCATTAATATATGGATATGATAATTATTTTAACCCTGATATTGAAAAAATAAAAACATTATGGTTAGATGCGTTAACAGGACTTATTGATAATGTTATCAATACTAGATATACAGGTTATACCGCTGGATATGAAGTTTATGACCCATATTTAAATGCCACAGGTCAAACTGTAACAATAACAAATGACCCATTATTAAATTATTCGTTTTTTACTGATGTTGATGGTGTTGAAAAAATTAAATTTTCTTCATTGAAATATGGACCTAATAGTTGTAGTATAATGAAATCATTTAGTTTTACAATTAAAACTGAGTATGATCCATTCGTTCCGACTTGTTTATTAGAAATCATACCTGAAGTAGTTGACCCACAATATAATGGGGGAACATTTACGAGAGATATTAATATGCATACAGTTAATAGTGTTGGTTCATTAATAGATACCTTTCCATACGGTTTATACTTATATTCTGGTAATAGTCCGACATTATATAATGACACATTTTTTGATAATAGTGTATTTGTTGATCAATGTACTCAAAAAATAACTGGATTTACATCAACAAGTAGTATTGATTTTTTATATTTAGATGATGCAAATTGTCAAGTCAGATTAAAATTTACACAAAAATCAGTATCCTCGTCAAATAATGTTAGTATTACTTTTAAATCGGAAGACAATAGTGTACCAAATCCTGAATTATGTATTATAGATAGTAAAACCGCAACAACGATATCATCATATAGTGCGGTTACATTAGATGTGGTATATGAAAAACCAAGTAATTTTGGGTTTAAATGGAATTCAGTTGTAAGAACATATACAGGAAACACATTTGTTGAAACACCGGTTTATCAATTAAAAACAGGTAATACTATTTTAATTGCTGATTATATACCAAACTCACAAATTAATAGTCAAAGTATTGAAGACATAAATTCTAAAACTAATCCAACCAACCTTACTGGTGTTGCGTTTACAACAAGATATGTTGTAATAACTGGTATTACCACATTGGCTTCAATAAAAACATATACAGTAAATACGTATTTACCACCATATGAAGATATATATTATAATTTTAACGTATTACCTACAACAAAATTCAGGGTATATACAAGATATAAAATTGTAAATCATGAACCAATTTTAACCGATAGTTATTTTTTTGATTCAAGATATCCAGAAGATTTACAATTATCATCACCACAAATAAAACCATGTTGTAATTACCCAAATAATTATTATGTTAAGGGTGATCGTATCATTTCGGATAATGGTGAATTACTTGAAATTAAATCTGTAAGTTTAGATAATGGTTCACCAAATATGTATTATGACATCACATATAGTGGACAAAATTCAAATTTATGTTTATTTTTGGGATCTGATTCACGTAAACATGCGTTAGTTGAAAACACATATTGTAGTGGAGAACCTATTTTAGTTATTGGGGAGGTTATAGATCAGGTATGTGTCTTTAATGAAAATGATGAACTAATAATAGTAAGTTACGGTTCAATTAGTATAACTGTTAGTAATGGTTCTGGTACATATTTCTATTCTTGGTATGATGATTATGGGAATTTTATAAGTAATAATCAAAATATCGATGGATTAGAATATGGTATCTATATAGTTTATGTAACTGATTTATGTAATGCAACATCAGGACCAGTAACATTTACCGTAAGTCCTGGAGATAATTGTGCTGCATAATAAAAATTAAAATATGAGTAAAATAATAAAAATGAATTTCAGTAATCCATGTAGTGGTAGTACTATATTTACATCAAGTAATTCTGGTGTAACATACAGTCCATATCAAACTAATTTTACTGGTACAAGTATAACCATTAGTGGTAGTTCCATTAATAGTTTTACAGGAGTGACTTTTTATGTAAAAATTT